ACTAAGTAAAGAACAAGAGAAGATCGTTGCTAAAGCGATTGAAGATGGCTATGTCATGAATGATGATGATGAAGCTGTATCTTTAAGTTATGAGGCAACTGAATATGTGCCGGAGGCTGTAGCCATTGTGGATAAGATTGAAAAGCAGGCGAAGTTGCCGCCAACAGAATTACCTTCTGTGATTAAATCTCCTGATACAAATGCAGAGATGGCTATTCCATTCGACACACCACCAAAAGAAATTAAACTTCATAAGAAACCCCTATCAGTTTTAACTGATGACTTGGATAAAATGCGGAAATCATTCTCAAATAAGAATGGTGGTATGCGTGGTATTCCTAAGAGCGTTCGTAATCGTATCAAACGTTTGGAAAAGGTTATTGGTATTAAAACTGAAATTTATAAGAGAGCATTAGAACAATATGAGCATGTTGGCCGCACTAGCTAAAACACTTGAACCGACAGCAGTGTTTGATCGATCAAGTCTGTCGCATCAATTCTCTGAAAAGTTTCCAATCATTACTCTTGATCTGAGTGAAATAGCTAGTAAGTTAATTGAAGATTATCAAAAATTAACAGTGAATGAGAATCTTGAACGACAAATCTTAGAGTATGGTGATAAGCAACAAAGAAAAACCAATGTGAAAGCTCACATGACCGATTGGTTCATGCAAGATAGTAGTCAGGAATTTCAATGGGTGTGTAATCGAGCAATAGATTTGGCTGCAAAGAATAATCCACACCAAGTGGATATGATGGCTTATGATTGTTGGGGAGCAATCTATCGTGAGGGAGATCGTACCATCATGCACAACCACTGGCCGCATCTTTGGAGTTTCGTTTACTATGTAAAGTGTCCAGATAGTTCTGCTCCTCTTATGTTTGATAGGTGCATACAACCTAACGGAACAATCCAGCGGATACTTCCGAAGACAAGCTTGATGGTTTTGTTTCCTGGCTGGGTTAACCATTCTGTGCCTGAACATTCGGGTAAAGATCGTATTGTTGTGGCGGGAAACCTTTCAATAAACCCCTTTTCACACATCAAAACAATAGAAGACCGTGAATTAGGTTAATAAAATCAATTCTAAAAGGCTTTGAACCCTAAATAAATCCTATGAAAAAATATAAAATCATAAAGACCATCGAAGAACACTTGAGCTACGATGATGCATGGTCTATCCTAACTAACCTTGAAGATGTAGGTGAGTTGAAACTTGAGATACAGGAATACGAATTTATTCCGCCAGAGTTTCGCAAGATGGGCCGTGACCCCGATATTCATTAATATATCTGACTAAATACTCCTATAACATGGGAGATATTTATGGCTGGCTTGAAAAACTACATGGGACAAGATGGATTTATCTGGTTCATTGGTGTAGTTGAAGATAGAAATGATCCGTTAGAGTTAGGAAGAGTTAGAGTTCGCTGTTTGGGATACCATACGGACGATCTTTCTGCGATTCCAACTAGCTCTTTGCCGTGGGCTCATGTTATGCACCCAACGACAGACCCAGCCATGCATGGTATGGGAAAGACTCCTTCATTTCTTATAGAAGGCTCTTGGGTCTGTGGTTTCTGGAGAGATGTTGGGGAAAAACAACAACCTATTATTATAGGAACACTTCCTGGCATGCCTGAAACTTCTGGCGGCCGTGAGGAAACTTATTCTAAGGGGTTTGGTGATCCTCGACATAAGAACTCAACTCAAAGAAATATCAATGGTGGTAAAGACTACGCCATGCCGTATTCATCACAAGATGAAGATGGGGCGGAATCAAAACTAACACACAATCCCAATGACAGAAAAAAAGATATCGGTGGAAAGATTGAAGGTTCTGTTACCAAAACAACTCGCCCTAATTATGGGAATGAGTCTTATGGTCCATATCCATTAGGCGGGTTTGTTAACGGTAAGGATGATAAGGACGGAGTATTCTCTAGAGCCTCTGGTCATAGTTTTGGTGAATCTGATACCAATCGCCTTGCAAGGGGAAGTGGTCATGGAGTATTATCCGCAAAGGATACTGCATATACTTCATATGTTATGATCCCTCACTCTGATCAAGTGGCTAGAGAAGATGATCCACGTTATAGTGATAAGACAGCAAGAAATTCTGGCATTGATATCTATGGAAACAAAGTAAAAAAAGATGATGCATTTCTTGATAATGCGGGTAAGTATTCTACGATGGCTGGTAAGTCAACTGGCCCCAACTCTGCAAGTCGCCCTAGTTTCATCAACGAAAATGGTGATATACAAGATCAAGCATCTCACCCTATTCCTGCTGCTGGTGCGCCTCAAACCGTTGACTCTAGTTCCACCCAAGATAAAATTAATCCACTAATGAATAAGGATGATCCCACCCTTACAAATGAGAAGTGGAATGAACCTCGTACATCTGACGTTAATAAAAACGGCCGTCCACGATACGGAGCGAAGTATCCATACAACCATGTCTTTGAGTCAGAAAGCGGACATATTAAGGAATACGATGACACGCCTGGCTCAGAACGTATCCATGAGTATCACACGGCGGGAACCTTTTATGAGGTTGACGCTGATGGAACCAAACACACTAGGGTAGTTGGAAATAACTATGAGATTATTGCGGGAACCAACTTTGTAAATATCAAGGGTGATGTAAATCTGACTATCGAGTCTAATTGTAAGACCTACATCAAGGGTGATTGGAACATACAGGTTGACGGCAACAAGTATGAAACAATTGGTGGTAATGCTCATGAAACAATTGGTGGTAATCATATATCACTCATTAAAGGAGAACGAGAACAGACAGTGGAGACAAATGTTATTGAGACATATGGAACAACCAAAGACAAACACTTTCATACAAGGCTTGTTACAGGTAGCACTAACGATACGGTATTACGTAATGTGACAGAGACTTATGGAACTGATACAACACATGCCCGATCAACAACCATAACTGGAACAGATACTAAGTCTACAGGCCTATCCACTAATCTAACAACTGGAACTTCTTGGAATTACACAATTGGTACGACATGGGCGGGAACTACAGGCTCAACGTGGACTCATACTTCTGGTGGTGATATTACAATCACTGGTGGACCAAACATTAACTTGAACCCATAATGGCACACGCATTTACTGTTATAAATTCTTCAAACGTAACGGTAGTGTATACTGATTATGATGCAATTGATTTGGCTACATTGAAACATGTTATCAGTTTCAAACCAGACTTAGGGACATTGGTTGCTTCTAATGAGATATTTTTGGAAACAGGAACACTCAATTCCGCAGCTGTTCAAGGAGTAATGTTAGAGACTAACAATACTGTGATTGATACTGAAGGAACTTCTCATAGTGTTCCTGCTAAAGAAAAATTATTACTAGAGGATGGTGATCAATTGTTATACGAAGCTGCAGCGATAGATGCGTTGGGTAAGATGGTTCCAGAGGATTTTGTAGCTGGATTAGAGAACCATCTTATGTTGGAGACAGCAAGTGATTCTCAAACTGCTGATCATCATCATACTCCAATTGGAGAGCCACATGTGGATGGAGATGGTCATAGTGATGCAGAACATAGAGAATTAGGACTTTGGCCACATCGTCTAAAACTTCTAATAGCCAGAGAAAGATTAAATAACGCAAGTAGTTGAGGAGAGGGATATGCCTGCAATTTGTAGAGGAGACATGGTGGATGATGATGTAGTTCATTGTTCTACCCCATCTAGATTAGATAAGTCGCCTAACGTTTTTGTTAATGGAACGGGGATTAGTAGACAAGGTGATAACAACCATCCTCATTTAATACCTATTGCTGTTCCATGTCCAGTTCATCAAGCACCAATCACTACAGGTTCAACAACAGTGTTTATAAATGGTAAAGGGTGTGGTAGAATTGGTGATGGTGTATCTGGTTGTACAGTAGTTGCAACTGGTTCAGCAAATACCTTTGCCGGGCCATGAATGTCTTATAAATAATAAAAACTATCTTGGAGTAATAATGGCGACAGTAGAAAAAACAGCAAACTTCAAAGACCTCTCTGCTTTAGATGATTCTGAATCAACAAATGATTCTTTATTTTTTGTTCAGAAATATAGAGACTTGGATTTGTTTTTTACAAAAAGGTCAAGGGATAAGGATATTAATATTCTTACCAATGTGACTGCTATAAAAAGATCAGTTCGTAATTTAGTTTTAACAAATTTTTATGAAAAACCTTTTCACCCAGAGATAGGGTGTGGTATTAGAGGGCTGTTGTTTGAGAATGCAAGTCCACTAACTTCCATTGCATTGTCTCAAGCATGTAGAGATGTAATTGCAAGTTATGAACCTAGAGCTAATAATGTTGATGTTAAAGTTAAACCTGACTTAGATCGTAACGCATATGAAATGACTATAAGATTTACAATTTTTAATGCTCCAACTGACCTTGTTGAAATCAACGTGCTATTGGAGGTATTGTAGTAATGGCCAACAACCAAAAATTAGAGATATCGGGTCTAGACTTTGATACAGTCAAAACTAACCTAAAGACTTATCTCAAAAACCAAGACCAATTTCTTGACTATGACTTCGAAGGTTCTGGAATTAATGCATTGCTTGATGTGCTTTCATACAACACACACTACCTTGGATTTCATGCGAACATGCTTGCAAATGAAATGTTCATTGATAGTGCAGCGTTAAGGTCTAGTGTGGTATCACATGCAAAGACTCTGGGTTATGAGACACGTTCAGTTAGATCGTCAAGA